ATTGGCAGAGGTTGGAAAGGGAATAGTACACAAGTGTCTGGCTAAAGTACAAAAATGACAGAAATTAATACAATTTTTGACGGTTTAGATAGCAGAGAGGTTGATTATGTGCAGGCGCGTGCCAATGCCGTGAGTGATGCAGAGGCGTTGCGGGTGTGTGGCTTTTCGCGTGGTTGGCTGAATAGTCACGATAAAGACGATCTGAATGACCGTGCTATGGCGTTCAAGACTGACAATGTTCTGAAGGCGCAGATTATTCTTGACCAGGCTGTGGAGCTTGCGGCAAAGATAAAGGTTGAGGGATTGCAATCAAGAAACGAGCGAATCAAACAGGATAGCTCATCCGAGATTATGGATCGTAGAATGGGCAAGCCCACGCAGAACGTGAACCAAAAGACGGAGCATAGCGGTTCGCTTGACATCGTCTTTGGTGAGCCGATACCGAAGCGGATGAAGGATGAGGATTAGTGCGAACCTCACGTGGTCGCAAGCCGAGATCCACGATTGCGGGAGCCGCTTTCGTGTTGTGGCTTGTGGCAGGCGTTTTGGTAAGACATATTTGGGAGGCTTGGAGTGTTTCGAGGTGGCAATCAAGGGCGGGCGTGCCTGGTGGATTGCACCGACCTACAAGATGGCAGAGGTTGGATGGCGACCGATGGTGAAGACGGCTATGCAGATTGAGGGCGTTGATGTTCGCCTTGCGGATCGGCTGTTGACGTTTCCAGGTGGTGGCACGATCAGCATTCGATCTGCAGAAGATCCTGACAAGCTGCGAGGTGAGAGCCTTGACCTTGTGGTGTTCGATGAAGCCGCTTACACGAAGAAAGAAGCCTGGACGCACGCTATCCGACCAACACTAACGGATCGTGAGGGCAGGGCGTTGTTCTTCAGCACACCACGAGGGCACAACTGGTTCTGGGAGCTATACCAGTATGGCGTCAGAGGTGAGGATGGCTGGCAGTCGTTTCACTATCCGACGCTTGACAATCCGCTGATGCCTGAAGACGAGATCGAAGCGGCGCAAGGGCTGTTACCTGAAATCATATTCAGACAGGAGTATCTCGCCGAATTTATCGATGACCAGGGCGGCGTCTTCCGCCGTGTGCAAGAGGCGGCGGTGCTTGAGCCTACCGAACCCGTTGCTGGCAGGCAGTACATTGCCGGCGTGGACGTGGCATCATCCATCGACTATACCGTCGTGACCGTGCTGGACGTGGAAAGCAAAGAAATGGTGTACATGGATCGGTTCAATCGTGTGGATTATCCTGTGCTGATTGACAGGCTTGCGGCGGTGTATGATCGCTGGCACCTGGACACGATGATCATCGAAGCCAACAGCATCGGACGCCCGGTGATCGACCATATGCTGGAGCGCAATCTGGCGATTGTTCCGTTCAACACCACTAATGCCACGAAGCAATCCATTATCCAGGGACTGCAATCGGCGTTTGAGCACGGCAATATCCGCATCATAGACGACCCCGTGTTGGTGGGTGAACTGCTGTCATTCGAGAGCAAGCGCAACGCAAGCGGGTCCTTCAGTTACAGCGCGCCGTACGGGATGCACGATGACACCGTATTGAGCCTGGCAATCGCATGGGATGGGATCGGCAATACCGGCGTCATCCTGTTTGGAGCGTAGGAGAGAATTATGGGAACTTATAAAGCGATCACAGAGATACCGGGCTGGTTCGACAAGCTGACGAGCAGTGACGGCGTACCGGACACCAACGCAACGTTATATGGCAGCGTGCCTTACCTGTTCCGATTGGTGCAGCTGCGCTGTGACACACTTGCCAGCGTGCCGGTCAAGATTTACAAGCTGAATGACGAAGACGAAGCCAGCGAGCAGGCGTGGCCGTACCCGACAGAGCTGAACGAATTGCTGTGGAAGTGGGAGGCAGGCGCACTGCTATCCGGTGCGGTGTTTGGTGAGATTGTGCGCAACAAGTCGGGCTATCAGAAGGACGTGCAATACCGCAACCCCTTCGATATGCACGTGGACTACAAAGACGGCGTGATCACGATCAAACAGAATCAGAGCGGCGCCATCTGGCAGAACAACATCTTCACGGGTGAGTACGACATGATCTACTTTGCAGAATTCGATCCCTGGCAGGATATCCTTCCGGGCGTGTCACCGGGCAAAGCCGCCAACATGGACGCGAAACTGCTGTATGCGCTGGCTAAGTTCCCCGAGATGTACTTCGAAGGCGGTGCCATGCCCGTCACCCTGCTGGGCATTGACAGCGCGTCCCAGAACGAAATCAGCCGGGTTGAGCAGTGGTTCAAACGTTCCGCTACCGCTATCAAGAACGCTTTCCGGGTGCTGGGTGTGCGTGCGGGTTCGATCACCCCGACACAGCTGACGCCCTTGCTGAAAGACCTTGCTATGCCGGAGCTGAACGCAGAAGCCAAACACAACCTGGCAGTCGCCTTTGGCGTGCCGAAGACCATGCTGGACAGCGAAGCCGCCAACTATGCCACCGCCGTCGAGGAGCGCAAGTCCTTCTACCAGGATACGGTCATGCCGAGAGCGCGCAAGTTTGAGAGCGTGCTGAATAATCAACTGCTGGAACGTGAGGGCTTGCGGTTGGAATTTGCCTTCAATGAGCTGGAACTGTTCCAGGAAGACGAGAGCGAACGGGCTTCCCTGCTGTTGAAACTGGTGCAGGCTGGCTTACCGTCACGATTGGCGCTGGATATTGCCGGTTATGACCTGGCAGACGACCAGATTGCACAGTTAGAAAGCCACCAGGACGCACAGGAAGCGTCAGGAGCGATTTTTGACGATAACTTGACACAGGAGTTAGGGCGCTGGATGCGATTCGCGCAGAAGCGAATATCCGATGGGCGTGAACTGCGCGAGTTTGAGAGCGACATCATCCCGGCAAGTTTGCACGGCGCAATATCCGGCGCGCTTGAAGCGGCAAAGACCGTTGAAGAAGTCAAGGCGGTGTTCGATAACGCGCTGGAATGGAGAGGCTATCCGTAATGGAAGTAATCAACCGCGACGAATTAGAACGCAAGCTATCCCGCATTGTCGGGCGTGATTTGCGCGCTGAATTGTCGAAGCTGATGGATCTGCTGGGCGATCCGCCTGCGCTTGCCAATGTGCCGAACGAATACTGGCAGAACGGCTGGCGTGACATTCAGAAGGATGTCGAGCCGATCTTGGTGGATATGTACCTGCGGCAAGCTGAAGGGCTGATGGCAGAGATCAGCGTGGGTGTCGATTGGGACATGGTGAACACCACCGCGTCACAGTGGGCAAGGCGGCACACCGAAGGGATGCTCCAGCAGCTGTTCAACAGGCGTTATGAACACTTAGGCGAAACGATTCCCCGCTTCTATGAAGAAGGCTGGAATCTTGGCGAACTGCGGACAGAGCTTGAAAAGTGGTATTCTCCCCTGCGTGCCGAGATGATCGCCATCACCGAAACGACACGGGCAGCGGTGGAAGGCGAACGGGCAGTGATTGAGCAGATATACAGGGACAGCGGAATTCGCATGGTGCCGATCTGGCAGACGGCGAATGATGAGATTGTGCGGCGCTGCCCGATCTGCTGGCCGAAACACCGCACAGAGATCACCGACGGGCAATACCCGCCAGCCCATCCGAACTGCCGGTGCTGGGTGACCTACCGCTTGCCAGAGGTGCGGCGATGACACAAACCATCCGCTTAGAAGGCGCTGACGAACTGATTAAGAAACTGGATTCTATTCAAGCGATGAAGCGGGTCAAGGCGGCGATCAAAGCAGCCGCTGAGGACTTACAGGGCAGGATGCGAGAATACCCGACGCACACATCCCGCCCGAATCCGCTTATCAAGCTGGACCCGAAAGTCCGGCGCGGCTTCTTCTACCATTTGAGAAAAGGTGACATTGAAGTCCCCTACCGCAGAGGGCAGTCACCGGGCAGTCAGAAGTTAGGGCAGTCGTGGACGGTCAGGTCGCAAAACTACGGCTTCAAGGCGATTATTGGCACGAACGTCAGCTATGCCAGGCTGGTGCAGGACAGCGCCCAGCAGACCAGTTATCACCGGCACACGGGCTGGATCACCACAAAGCAGGCGGTGATGCTGTATGGCGGTGATGCACTTAGGTCGATAGAAGACGCATTCAAACAGGAGATCGAACATGAATAAATTACGAATCAAGATACAGATACCCGACGGGCAGGTGGTCGAGCGTGAAACCGAAACCGACAAGCGCTTAAAAGCAGACGGCGAATATACCGACGTGGGCTGGCGTGTGCTGGGCGTTCCGTTCGGCGGCCCGATCAAAGGGCGTGACCTGGACGGCGAAGCCTTCCACGAAGATACCGACGTGTGGCTGAAAGTCGGCAGCCAGGTGAACATGACCTACTATCACGGCTACGGACCCGATGAACCCGACAAGAAGCAGGATGTTCCGGTGGTGATTGGCAGGGCAACCTACGTGGGCGTGGACGAACGCGGTCACTGGTTCGAGCCGATGCTGGATTACGAAGAACCGCTGGCACAGCGCTTGATACTGGCTGGACCCGAAGGTATCAAGGCGTCCAGCGGTGCCGTGTCGCACTTAGTTCGCATGGGCAAGGGCGGGCTGATCGACGTGTGGCCCGTGGGCGAGCTGGCACTGTTTGACACAAACGAATGGCGATTACCGGCGAATGACTACGCCGTTATCGAATCAAAGTCTGTTACCGTCACGGAGACGATCCCGGAGGCGCTTGAGGGCGCGGTGGACGTGGCTGACGCAACGGATGGCGAAATCAAATCAACCCAAACAATTATTCCTGAGGAGGAATTAGTAATGACTGACGAGGTCTTAGAACCTATTGTTGAGCAAGAGCCTGCTGAGCAGGTAGACATCAAAGCCGAACTGGCTGAGATGAAGAAATCCATCCTGGAAGAGCTGAAACGCGAACCAGGGCAAATCAAGGGTAAGGTGACCGCCCCCGCTGTGGTGTCAAGTCTTGGCGAGAAGGACGAGATGAAGGGCTTCATGCACTACATCCGCACCGGCAAAGAGAACAGCGTCATGAAAGCGCTGAAGGCGTCCAACGATACCGATATGAACATCGGCACGGCTGCAGACGGGCAGTACCTGGTCCCCACCGGTCACTATCAGAACGTGATCACCCGGCGTGACGAAAGTGCGCTGTGGACGAAGTTGGGCGTGACCGAGATTCCCGGCGTTGGCACGACTGTCAATGTCCCCTATGATGATGAGGCTGACGGCGAATTCGTGGTCGCAACCGAGACCGCTGAATTTGACGATGACGCCCCCGCCACCGGACGCAAATCCCTGACGCTTGCCAAATACGCCAAGATCATCCGCATCAGCCACGAGTTACTGCGTGACGAAGATAGTCGCCTTGAATCCTTCCTGGCGAACTGGGTCGGGCGCGGTATGGCGAAAACCCACAACGATCTGCTGATCACCGAAGTCGAGTCCTATGGCACGAGCTTGAAGACCTTCGCATCGGCAACCGCCGTTGCAAAAGGCGAGCTTGAGGACATGATGTTCCAGGCTGATATGGTCAGCTACCTGGACGGCGGATCAGCCAACTGGGTCATGAGCGGTCCATCCTACGCCAAGATCATCTCGGTTGTGGGCGACGCACGCACTTATGCCCAAACCCCGCAGGGCGCATTCCGTGAGCAGATTTTAGGCTTCCCCGTGCAATTCACCAACAAGGCTGACACGATTGGCAGGTTGGCGTTCGCAACGGGCAGGGCTTACAGCTCATCCGTGACCCCTACACCCGAGCACGCTATGGGCAGATCGAACTGGTCTACCTGTTCGATTGTGTGTACGGCGTTTTGAACGCTGAAGCCATTGGCTTTGGTGTACATCCTTCTGCATAAGTTGGAGTGATATGACTGACAGGGTCGCTGCAATAATCACGAACTACAATATGCCCGAACGCACTGACGCGCTGGTGAAATACATCAAGCGCTATGTCAAGGCGCCTGTGGACGTGGTGGTGGTGGATAACGGCAGCGACCTTGTGAAACCTTCAAAATTTACAACCGTTCAACTCGAGAAGAACGTACAAACCACCGGCGGCTGGCTGGCAGGACTTGCCTCACTTGACAGGCAATACTTCGCGTATTGGTTCCTGATAACTTCAACAGAGTTTGTGCACGGGCACTCCTTTGACCCGCTGAGACCAATGGTGGCAAAACTACAAAACGATGACCAGGCGGTAGGTGTGCATAACGCCCTTACAACCGACAGCACCACCGCCTGGACACATCTGAAGACACGCGGCGGCATTGGCTGCCGTGAAACGTGGATGATCGACAACCTGTCGAGCCTGTACCGAGCCGAGTGGTTCGATAGCATAGGGCGCTTTGACCCTGACCTAACCTACGGCTGGGGCATTGACCTTGAAACCAGCTACACCGCCCGTCAGCAAGGCAGGACGCTTTGGATCTGTGAAGACGCACGGGTGAAGAAGACAACGGATATCGGCTATTCGATGAAGCGAATGAACATGAGTGCAGAGCGCAGGCGTGAGCTTGCTGGGCAGAATATGGTTGATGTGCTGAACAGGAAATACGGACCGGACGGATACAACAAAGTGAGGAATGACTACATTGAGGACTATATGAGATGACAACGACGCAAACATTGACAATCCTTGAATGGATTAAGGCAAAGATCGTTGGCAGGATTGCGATAGCGGATAGTGATGCGAACCTGCTGATGAAGTATGCAGCCCTACCAGGTGACCATGTAGAAATCGGCTGCTTATGGGGCGGCACGGCGATCCTGTCCGCACTGGCGAAAAGAGAAGCCGGGGTGGATGGTCGCATTTACTCCATTGACTTCATGACAGGCGGCTTCTGGGAAAGAGGCGATCCGTGCATGAACAGGCAAGTGCCAACGCATGACACGATATTGAAGAATTTGAAGACCTTCGATGTGGCAGATAGGGTGACAGTTATCAAGGATAAGTCAAGCCCATTGCCGCTGAATGCAAACGTTCACCCTGTCACGGTGCTGATAGATGGTGACCATTCATACGAGGGATGTTTGGAAGATTGGCAGAACGTGAAGGCATTGAAGCCGGACTATGTTCTATTTCACGATTACAACACGGGCTACCATCCCGGTGTCTTGAAGGTTGTGGATGAGGTTGTGAAAAACGATCCACGATGGCGTGAGGTGGAGTGCGTGAATCAGACGATTGTGTTTGAAAGGGTGAAGTGATCGCAATATCTGTGATTGTTCCGACCTATAACCGCTTGCAGTTCCTGGAACGCGCACTTGCCAGCATTGACGCACAGACCTTCAGAGATTACGAGGTGATCGTGGTCAATGATGGCGGCGATCCAGTGTGCGGCGTGGTCAATAAGCACCCGCAGGTGACGCTGGTCGATCACTGTGCCAACAAGGGCTTACCGGCGGCACGCAATACCGGCATCCGTGCGGCGA